CGCAAATCTCGGCGTTAAATATTTAGACAACCTAAATATTAAATAGTAATCCTATTTAATATATATGGATTTAAACATTGATAATTATTCGTTACAAGAATTATTGAAATTATTCAAACTCGACGAAAATTTTACGCAATCGGAATTCAAAGATGCCCGCCGAATCGTCCACGCCCTTCACCCTGACAAATGTGACAAAGAAATCAAATATTATTTATTTTTTAAAAAAGCCTATGAATTGTTAGAATCCGTGAATTCGTTCAAACACAAAATTGAAAACAACGTAGACGCCCATCTTACTTTTGATGAAATTATCGATGGAATGACCGACCACGATAAAAAAACAATCGTCGATTCGTTATCCGTCAACCCCAACTTTAACAAAGATTTCAATACTTTGTTTGAAAAGTATTACTTGAAAGAAGATGATACCGGTTATGGGAATTGGTTGCAATCCAACGATGATATGAACGTTAGTTATGCAGATCGCAAAAAACAATCACGAGCCATTGTGGTCACTACTATAGATGAATGTCCCAAAGACAATTATTCAGATTTAAAAAACGCGTATACCGTAAACACGGTGTTGGGCGTATCCGAAGAAGATTTCGTACAACGCCACAAAAATATTCAAGAATTGAAGCGAGAAAGAGATACGCAAAATCTTATTCCTCTCAACAATGAAGAAGCAAGTCAACAATTAGCACAACAAGAAGAACGTGAAAGTAAATGGGCAACTCAACAAGCGTTCAAATATGTGAAGCAAACGGAAAAAAACAAAACACAGCAACAATCGTTCTGGAGTCATTTGTTGACCCTTAAACACAATTAAAGATTTATTATCATAGATACTATGATTGCAATAGCTGTATTTACAAATACCATTACTGGATATGTTAAATTTACAGAAGAAGAAGATAGAATTCGTATTGATGTAAACGTTACTGGATTAAAAGCCAATTCGTTGCACGGTTTTCATGTACATGAAGCAGGTGATTTAACGGATAAATGTACAAGCATGTGTGCCCATTTTAACCCTTTTAACCAACCCCATGGAGGTCCTGATTCAAAACACAGACATGTGGGTGATTTGGGCAATTTACAAGCGAATAAAAAAGGTGAAGCCAAATATTATTACTATGATGATGTAATCAAATTACGCGGATTCAAAAGAAATATTATTGGGAGAGGATTAATTATTCACGAAGATGAAGATGATTGTGGAAAAGGTGGCGATGATGAAAGTCTGAAAACGGGAAATGCAGGTAAACGTATTGCATGTGCGGTTATTGGCTATGCCAAAGATAATTTTTCAAAAAAATAATGAATTACATAAACTGGTGCAGAAAGTCAATCAATCGATAATACTGAATGTTTGTGATTTGGTTGGTGTCGTAATAGAGATAGTTGTTCACATAATGAATCAAATGATCGTGCCAGTAAGTATTAGTATAAATAATGTTATACTCTTGTACATTTGGAATAATAATGATGTCTTCATCTGTGTCGTACATGTCATTCATGATGGCCATTGTAGTTTTGTACGGTAATCAAATATAATAGAATGTTTCAATTTTTTATTATACTACTATATGTTTACTTTTATAAAACGATACGTACCCAATTCATTAACTCAAAAAGATAAACAAAAACAAAGAAGCATGTTGACCAAATCTAGAAAAATGTACAAACAAAACAAATACTATACGCGTAAACCAGTCGCTTCCTACAAACACAAAACGTCTAGTCACATCACCAACGCAAAACGAATCTATGGCGTTCAAACTATAGCTCCTACTAGTGAATTAGCAAAAAAAACGGGTTGTTCTGTAGACGCGTTACGAAAAATTGTAAAAAAAGGACAAGGTGCTTATTATTCATCTGGATCAAGACCGAACCAAACACCCCAATCATGGGGATTAGCAAGATTGGCCAGTTCGATCACAGCAGGTAATGCAGCCAAAGTAGATTACGATATATTGGAAAAAGGATGTAATCCTACAAGTAAAGCGTTAACAATGGCTAAAACACGAAAAAATAAGTAAAAACAAAAATTGAATAACATCTATATTTTTTTAGGGTAGTACAGTATGTATAAGCAAATTATCAATTGGAAAACTCCTCTCGTATATTGTGAATGCGAGTCTTGTTTTGTAAGTCACATAGCACCTTGCCACGTATATGCTAAATTAAAAAAAGGAAGTTATGCAAAACATTGTGCTGTCTATGCCATTTTGTGGTATACGATCCAATGTTTGTATTCTTGGAATTATTACCTCTATAGTAACAGTTGTCCTTCCGAAGAAATACATTATTGTTTGCAATTAGAAGAAACGGAATGTGCAGATTATTATATGATGGTGAATTCAGTCGCAACTAAATGTGTCTTTCATACCGATGCAAATTTATGCACCTATGATGAACAATCGTGTATTCTCCCGACAGAATACAGAGAACTGGATACGATTATATTGTTAACTACGACAATGATGTATACCTGTTTGTGTTTACTTCATTATTCACTTCGAAAAGAAATTCAAGAAAAAAAGGAAATCGAATATGATACTACTTGTTGTTTAGCGTCCACATGTTGTTCCACGTGTGGTCTTGCCCAAGAATACAGAGAACTTGAATTACAAAACACGAATGGTAATTGAATTGGTAAAAACAACACGGTCACCTGTTTTAGAACTATACCATTCTAATGATTTTTTTGTGTAAATACGATAGGTAATATACAAGAATAAACTGCACATTTCAAGAGTTATCAACACAATCACAACCCAAAACGCAGTAATAGACCTTGAATCCCCTGTCACATGAATGGGGATAAGAATTGCTGCCAATGACATCACGAAAGAGGTGATAAAACTGACTATACCTGAAATAGCAGACATGATAATGATACAATGCAATGTGTAACAAGAAGAATCAAACCAACATTCTAAATCGTGAATGTGTACATGTTGATATACAGTATAATATTGGGTAGACAACAGATCTTGAATCACATCAAGCTTGTTTGTATCACTAGAATGCAACGCCGTAATACATTTAGTTTCAATCGATGACCACAATTGGTTTACATTTATCATATAATAGGATATATTATTCAAGATGACAATACAAGTGATAAAACAACTAATTAAACAACCGACCGTATTAGTCAAGAATAAATAGTATACTGTAATCAACGGAACGTGTGACCCCAGTATATATTTTTGATGAGTAGGCAACGTGGAAGGAAGTAGTTGGCCAAGAACACCAATTAAAATACCAGTTATTAATAAATAATTACTGTATTTTTTGAGTTTTTCTTCACATGAATCGCGATAAGATTCAAGTTTGGTAGATAAGGTGGTGGTGATTAAATCCGTGATACTTAACTTTTTTGCGTTGTCTTCGGCTTCTGTATGATGATGTTTCGCCAATTCGCTGTTCAAATGATGTAAATGGTATTCTACTCCTACCCCTAACAAGGGTAGGATAAGATTTCGAAATAGACTCATATTTTATTATATTTACATATTTAATAAACCCTTTTCAATTTTATAATTCACTATATTATGTATCATCTTTATCTGAAAAGTATTATTTTTTGTAAAATAATACTTCTATTATTAATCTTGGCAGAGGTATATTTATGGATAAAAGGTAAGAAAGAAACGGAAATGGATAAAAAAATACACCACTTTAAAAGTAAATTGGAAAAAGTATTCAAGATATTAATGTCATTATTATTAGTTTTTTTATTCAATCCTAGAACAGACAGAAGTATTTTAATCGATTACGAAACAAAATTATTGTTATGTTTATTTGGAATTATTTTATTAATTACAATGAAACAATGTTGATTTAAACATTAATAATATGTTAGTATATGTCGTATTATGATGTATTGCAAATTCCAAAAAATGCATCGTTCGAACAAATTAAGAAACAATACAGAAAAATGTCGCTTGAACATCATCCAGACCGTGTAAATGGAAATGAAGAAATGTTTAAAAAAATATCGGAAGCCTATGAACATTTATCCGATGAAAATAACCGACGTGCCTATGATCAAAGTTTGAATCCGTCTAATCCTATGAATTTATTTGATGTTATTTTTGGAAATCCAGACGTTCAAATGTTTGGAGCAAAAGAAATGCCGTTCCCATTCCCGTTTCCTGTACAGAAACCTCCACCTTTGACAGCCTCGGTTGAAATAACATTGGACCAAGCGTACACGGGATGTTGTATTCCCATTGAGGTAGAGCGTCAAATTGAATTTCATCGTGTACGCCATTCAGAGATGGAAACCATTTATGTGGACATTCCATATGGTATTGATAACAATGAAACCATTATGTTACCTAAACGCGGAAACCAAATAGATGGTGTAATAGGAGATATCAAAATAATAGTCATTGTTAAAAACAATACAAAATTAGAACGTAAAGGTCTAGATTTGTATTATACCCAAACAATTTCATTGAAAGAAGCCATGTGTGGATTTACAGTAGAAATTGAATATTTACAGAATAAAAATTTTAAAATTGTGAATAACGATTTTATTATTACGCCGCAATACAAAAAAGTAGTGGCTAACGGTGGTATGAAACGCGATAAAAATCAAGGACAGTTTATTATCATGTTCAACATTGTGTTCCCACAATTGTCACCTGAAAAAATAGAACAACTGAAAACTATATTATGAAAATACGCTCTGTATTAATCCAGAAAAGTCATCATCCCAATCTCCTCCATTATGTCCGTTTTCAGTTGGTTCTATTTCTATATCTAATATTTTTGGAAAATAGTGTTTTGCATAATCACCACACATGTGGTCATATGTTCTTGCGGTGGAACAGTAATTGTACTTATTATTTTCTTCTTTTTTCTCTCCTGTAACTAAAAAAGAAGTATCAGTAGTTTTAACTGGAAAAAATTTGCATGTACCAAATTGATTTCCTATTTCATCCGGAATAAAATGGGTGCAATGCAAACAAAATTTGGGAGATGCAATATAAGATAGGAAGATAGCAAATAGTGAATACTTCATACCATAATACGTAGTATATATTTATATATAAAATTAAATTAGTTTATGGAAAACTATAGTTCATCTAAATGCGTATCCACTATATAAATATTTACTTTGTCGTCCCATTAGAACAATAACTAAAATTGAACTTAAATTACTGTGTAATCATATATCAAAGGATGGATAAACTTCTTCGAAAACCAATTTTTGATGAAATGAAGAAATGTCTGAAAGGTCCAGTTCATATTCAGGTAGATCAAGAATATATGCGAGAACAATTGGAATTAGAGTATATACGTGACGAAGATGGAACAAGATATATTTTGAATGTATATGATATAGATACCTATCATAGTGTATGGCATAATAAATATCGGTTGCCTGTTATGGAAGAAATGTTGAAAGTATTTACAGAAGAAACAAAAGATATGGATAATTTCACACTTTATGTAGATTATATATATGAACTTAAAACATTTAAACTTGGAAAATAAATTAATATTTTTTTGTGTATTATACTATGAATATTGTTGTAGCAAGATACAATGAAAATTTAGATTGGACCAATGAATTAAAAAATGTAATTGTTTACAATAAAGGTATACCATTAAATATACAAAACGAACTATTTTTACCTAATGTAGGAAGAGAAGGACATACGTATTATACTTATATATGTGATAATTACGATAATTTAGGAGATTATACAATGTTTTTACAAGGAAATCCATTTGAGTATCAACCACCTGATATAATGTCTAAAATAATTCAATACAATAATTTAGAGTTTGATTTATCTCTTGATTTTATTTTTTTGTCAAATATTGCAGATTGTAATTTATCTGGTTGTCCACATCACAGAGGGTTACCGTTAAAAGAAGTATACGAAAAATTATTCAAAGAATACAAAGAAGAATTACCTTTTAATTTTGGAGTAGGTGCACAATTTATTGTTTCTAAAAAATCTATATTAAAAAGACCTAAAACATTTTATGAAGAAATTGTAAAACTATTAGAATATAATATAAATCCAATTGAAGGATTTGTAATTGAACGATTTCACAAACTTATTTTTCAATAACATAGTATGGAATCTCATATTTTTTCTAAATTACTGCAAGAATGTATAGATATACCACTTCAACCGAATGAAGAATTATCTATACATTTTAGTAAAACATTAAATAACGTCTGGTGTAAAGTAATACTTTATAGACACGATGGTGAAACTATACTAGAACCGTCTCATATATATTACGATAAAGGATATGTAGAATATTTATTTTTACTCTTTCAACTAGAAACTATAAATTTGATTGAATTATCACTTATCATGGATTATGATCGAGAACAACAAAAATTTGTCTTAATCCATGTACCTTATTATTATGAATAATTTACATATTATGGGTAATAGAATGTGTGTATGGATTTTGTTTTAATGCATCTAATAATGATGGATTGAACCTGTCTGTATTACTGTAACTTTGGGGAGCTCTTGTTCCAAACTGGTCTGCATTAGGAACTACACTTACAATAGCACTTGGCATACCATTATAAGAAGTATGGATAGATGATTTAGTAGAGTTGGTAGTTTGATTGATAATAGGAACAAACCGTTGAGTATTACCAATGGCAATTCTATCTTCGTTGCCACGACTAGAATTGATGGTAGAATTATATTCTGCACCATACGACCTCTGTTCAGGCATAGTACTACCTGCTATACCCGAATAATAGGCACTTGTAGTATCGCGTTGGTTGGCAATCGGTTGTTCTTCAGTTACTTGGTATGCACCTAGTGTAACGGGTTGATAAGCACGTTGTCCTTTTGTGTAAGGACTGTAAGTTGTCGATTCTTTCATGGTAGAGGCAACTTTATCCGATTGGGGAAGAGTATTCTGTGGGATAGAACTTCCTAATGCTCCCACACGACTTAATCCAAAGTTTTCTTTTCGGGTAGGACGAAGAATATCCGTAATAGGTGCAGTAATAGCGTTGACAAGTCCGGATATAATACTGAATGATTCTGGTTTCATAGTAGTACGATTATTTGGTAACAGTTCAATAGATTGTGTTACTGCATTCAAATTACTATGGTCTACTGTAGTTGTTGCCGGATTTAAATGATTTGTTTTCAATTGTTGACGATGATCTACACGATACATTCCATGTTGTGGTTGTTTTTCTCCTCCAGCAGCATTTCCTGCTACACCCGCATAAGATTGACTGGTGGTTGCTCTATGAATAGTAGGATTAGGTTGAATGGACCGCAACGTACCACCTTGTTCTGCACCTGTAGTTGTAAAATAACGGTCAGGTGTATTGACGTAATATTTATCTGGTAAATATTTTTCTACTTTTCCTATACTTCCTAGATTGGTAACATTATGAATAGCAGGACCTTGATGGTTTGCTAATTCGAACGATTCTTTAGGGTTGGTAAGAACACGCAATTGATCAACTGTTTTGGGTAACCATTGTGATTGTGCCTCCATACCAGCATTGAATCCACCAGAACCTTTAGATGTAAATCCGTGATTTAGTCCAGGTGCAACACGTTCTTCTTGAAATGGTTTTACATTGTGCATGTTAGCCGACGGGTTTTCTCTAGATTGTAAAAAATCAGTTTGGTTTGGCATTCCGTACGCATGTTGAATGTTATCTTGTGGTTTAAACAAAGGAGCCCTCTCGGTTTTAACTTGTTGCAAACTTCCAGAACCAGTATAATTATCTAAAGTATAATCTCGTTCATCATTTTCTTTCGAATTATTTCCAATATTTTTCGTTTTTCCAAAATAGGGAACTAAATTTTCAGTTTGATCATTTACTTTCATGGTTCTCCCTGCTAAATCTTTGTATTCTACATTAGAATCAGCTCCTGGTGAAATAAAATGTTTATTTTCGCGTGGTAGAGATACATAATCAGTGTGAACGTGTGAACCAGGCATTCGAAACGATTCTTTTTTATTTTTTTGGTTGGAAATCACATATAAACCACCTAATGCTATAATTGGGATTGCTAATTCCATACAATTGCTAAATATTAAATTTTACATCTATTATACCAATATTCTATAATGTCTTTATCTTCATCTTTGCTTAAAAAGGTTGAAAATAAATCCCATACACTATCAAATGATTTTAACAATGCTTTACATGTATCCATTTGTTTTGATTTACGTACAAGAGAGGATGGATTTTGTACGTTGCCCAATCGTATTAATTTGTAAGATAACAAGTTACATAATTTGGGTGGATTAGAAAGATACGAAAGTATACCTAATTGTACATCAGAACAAATAGGTAATTTATCTAGAATTTGGTGAACTAAATGTTGATAGATAATATCTTGCTCTTGCTCAATGTTATCCATTTTTAAGTTGGTTATTATTGAAATATGGAATCAATATTTATTTTTGGAAAATTGTGTAAACATATTTTCCTTTTCTTTCTCTTTTTCTTTCGTTGAATGAGCCTGTTTTGTTTTAGTCAACAGTTTTATAGCGTTGTCAATTTCTGCTTGTGAAATCACTCCATCCCCATCCGTATCTAATGCATTTTTAATTTTTTTCATATAACTTGGAGCAATACATACCGAGCTATCTTCATGGAACAAATATTCGGTTACAATAAAAAATGCACCTGTCAACAAAAGAGAAGTTAAAATGTCTCTTGTACCCATCCAACATACTGCAAAAATCAAGACTTCTCTAGCAACATAATTTTTCATAAATTCTTCTTGAGATGGAGAAAATTTTACCGTAATAAATTTCGACCCAATATTCAGACATATCATGATGAGACCTGTAAACAATTTAGAATTATTAAGTACATTTAAATTTTCTTGAACTAAATTCCATTGTTTTTTCATATACATTCATTAGATTATTCTCGATAGCGTAAATATCTTTTCCATTTGTAGTAATGTTGTTTATAGGGAATATAAGGATGTATACGTTTATGTAATCCATCTACAATGCTTAATGGAGACATATTCATAAATGAATCTAATACAGATGTTTTTTTAGTACGAAATGGTTCTTGTTTGAATTGCATTCCTAGCAATGCTATTAAACATATTAAAAAAAGAAGTAAAATCATATATTATTTATAGATTAATTTGTGAATAAGATCCAACTGTATTATTTGCAACAGGTCCAGCTATAGACCCCGATATTTCTTCAGTAGGTGGAGCAACACTATTTCTATCTACCGACATAAGATTTGAATCTTTAGACCGTATTGTTTCGTCGATTGGTAATAAAGAAGGTTTACTACTGTATTTAGGTGAAAAAGAGTCAGTCGGTTTGATTAATGAAAACATCAAAATAGCAGCTGCAACAAGTCCTAAAATATCGTTTTGTTTTACGATTAAATAAATAAAAAATAAAAGTATTAATTTACCAACAGGTGTATTCATCGATTTTAGTAATGTTGGAAAAAGTATTAAAATTAACAATACAAGGCTAATAAAAATGTCTAGAATCATATAATTACTTTATTTTTTTATATTCCTTAATTCAGTATTTAGTTATTATTTTAATCTATCAAAATAATATACAATGTTAATGAATTGGTCTTCACCATTTCCTCATGATGATTCAACGAATATAAAAACTACTAAACCACGTCCTAAATTATTAAGTACACGACAACTAGAACAAGTAGAAGATGAGGATGATCAATTGAATGATTATATGCCTAAAAAAGGAATAGATAAAATGAAAGAAGCTAAAAAAGAAAAAGAAAAAGAACTTGAAAAAGAAAAAATAGAAAAGGAAACATTTCAAAAACCATTTAGCGAAGAAGAAGTTTATCCTATATACGATAAACCTTTTGAATATACACCTCAGCCATCTAAAGATGCACAACTGCTTGAAAAACTAAATTACATGATTTATTTGTTAGAAGAACAAAAAGATGAAAAAACAGGACAAGTTACAGAAGAATTAATACTCTATGTATTTTTAGGAGTATTTGTCTTATTTGTTCTCGATTCTTTTTTCAAAACCGGCAAATATTCACGTTAACCTCATTTTAAATAACATCTCGCGAACAGATTCCTTGATTGTTTTTACTTGGGGAAAATATTGTTGAAGTACTGTTGTATCCAAACAGTTATTCGATCGTTTCGACAACAAGATTGTATTTTGTTCTTCTTGTGTAAAGTTTTCCCATGTAAACGCAGGATCTACAATTTCCTTGTACATTTCTAAAATTTCGTTATGTGTAATCACACCAGGGTTGGTTAAATTAATTGTACCTACTTCTTTTCGCAATGTCAATTCAAGCATCATTGGTAACAATTCATTTAATACCGTCATAGAATTCGGAATAGAACAAACCTTTTTGTAATTGGTAATTTTAGTAATAAAATTACGTTCATTGTATTCATGTGTTATTGGCATACGAATACGAACATTTAACACGGGAAGTTGCTGCATCAGTTGATCGGTAAACCCTTTTACAATGGAATACGATGACCCGAAAAAATTAGGGGGAGATATTTCGAGAAATCCTGTTTCCTCCGATCCATAAGGATGATTTTCATCATACTCAAAAATACATCCTGTCCCTAAATAAGTAAAATGAATATTTAATTCTTTACATAGCAGTGCCAATGAAACAGGTGCATATAAATTATCTCGAACATTATCCACTAATTTTCCGGGTTTTTCTAAATAATCAATCGTTGTTATTTTTTCATTTTCATAGACACCGTGGGTTCTACCAATAAAACTCATGATATGTGTAATTGGACTTATACTTTTTTTTTCTTCTATTTCTTTACGGATACTGATAATATCATCTGCCCGACTTGAAGCACATTGAACAGGAATATTTTTATCTTTCAATAATTGTATTACTTTAGAACCAATCCATCCATTTGAACCAAAAAGAAGAATCATTATAATTATTGTTTGCAATGTTTATGTTAGTTATATAATTATTTAATGCGTGTAAATTTAATATAAATTCAATATATGAGTACGCGAAAAATAAAACCAAGGAAAAATAAATCAATAAAAAATACGAAAAATGATATAATTGGTTACATACATATTTGTCAAAAAAAGAATTGGCAGAAATCGTATGACATCCTTATGGATACGATTAAAAAATATGGGTTGTACGAAAAAGTAAAAGAAATACGAGTTGGTATTGTAAATGATGAAGGTAGTTTAGTCGAAGATAAACGTTTTAACGATTCAAAAATAAAAATAATTTATGTAGGAAAAAGTAAAAGTTACGAGAGACCTACTTTACTACATATGAAACAGCATAGTTATCTAGATTCTCCAAATACATTGTATTTTTATTTGCATACAAAAGGAATACGACATTTTGGTACCAAAAATGAAGCTACTGTAGTAAAATGGATAAAAGACATGTTGTATTGGAATATTCAATTATGGAAAAAAGCAGTAGATATATTGAAAAAATATGACACGTATGGATGTAATGTCTCTAAATTACATAATCATTATTCAGGCAATTTTTGGTGGGCTACAGCAAAACATGTACAAACGTTGCCCAATAAAATACCTGATTACTACACTGCACCTGAAGATTGGATAACTATCAATACACATTTTTTTAATTACAATAAAGATTATTCAGAAAATCACGTCATGGGATATTGTGCCAATAATTGCGAACCTGATTTTAAAGAACCCTTCGATAAACATTATCTTAAAACATTTGAAACTCCTCATTTTAAAAAAAATAATACAATGATTAAATATTAAAACCATGGTTTCAGTTCAAGTGTTTTATTGGTTGCGGTATAGACAGGATGAGCCATAGGAACAACAAGAGTACTTGCATCTTTCAAATAATTCATGTACCCTTGTGCTTCACTATAAATACGTGGAATACAATAATCAAGCACGTATTGATTTAATTCTTGGATTTGTTCCTTAATATTTTCATTTCTATTTTCGGAATGTTTAAGAAACATAGTTCTCATCGCTATTTTAATTTCAGTATCTGGTTGTTGCGAAATTACATATTTTTCATTGGATAATTTATACACACCTGCGCGTATTCCATTTTGTATAATTTGCTGATTTTGAACGGAAAAATAAGCTTTAGACATTGGAGTATCTATCCATGTACCAGTTAATGCATCTTGAAAAGAAGATGTATATACTTTAGGCGTATCGTATAAACTTAAATGATTGGGTCGATTCAAAATATCAACTCGTCCATTTGCTTTCATATATTTGCCAGATAAAAATATATAGAAATATAAATGAATACTTTTCAAAATTATGTTTTTGCAACTACAATGTTTTGTTTATTGGTTGCTTTAACCATTACGGCCATTGTTTTAAAAACAAGTAAATCAGGTGGTACTTATCCTCCAGCTGTAGATAATTGTCCCGATTATTGGTATAATTCATATTATGATGTAGACAGTAAAAACACACTAGGCGGGTGCAAAGGAACTGAATTTGGTTGTTGTTTAGATGATGTAACAGCAAAAAAAGATAAAAATGGTAGCAATTGTTCAACATGTTCAACGTCGCAATTTGGATGTTGCCCAGATAATAGAACACCTAAAACAGATGATTCAGGATCATCTTGTCCTGCATCTAAATGTTACAATGTGAACAAATTAGGTATTGCATCCGATACATGTGGATCTGAAATGGATTTTAGCAATTATTCTAGTTGTCAAAAACAAACATGGGCTAAAGGTTGCCATGTTACATGGGATGGCATTACAAACGTATCTAATGCATGTTAACAAAATAAATTTGAAATAAAAAAATAAATTATATATTATTATCCAATGCCTAAAAAATCATATACTGATATTCTGAAAGAGTTGAAAACTCCTCCTCCAAAAGTAGATACTCCCAATCCGCATTTAGTAAAAGTAACCAAAGACAAAATTGTAAAAATATAATTATCTATACTTTATTTATGCAAGAATTATTGATTGAATATGTAGGAACTGTTTTTTTTCTATACGTTATTATAGCTACGGGTAATCCTCTTGCTATAGGTGCGGCTTTAGCGTTTGCTGCTTACCTAGCTGGACCTATTTCGGGTGGAAATTTCAACCCTGCAGTTACTGTCCTAATGACTCTTGCTGGAAAACAAAAACCAACACTACTTATTCCCTACATGTTAGTGCAATTTCTTGCAGCACTTACCGTATTTGAATTACATAAACGAATAAGATAATAAATACATAATAAATACATAATCGTATTCATAGTATGTTGCTCCTATCTATTGACATTGGAATTACTCATTTAGCCCATTGTCTTGTATCTGTAACGGATACATTTCAAATTGTAGATTGGGAAGTGTTGGATTTATTAGGTCCTCAGCCTACCTGTACACATTTTCATAAAAAACAATGCAAACAACCTGCTTTGTTTTTTAGGGATACTTCTTTTTTTTGTAAGAAACATGCTTTACCTATTCCTCCTTTATCTGGTTTGACCAAACCACAATTAGCAGAGTTGTGTAAACTACATAGTATTACCGAGTGTGAAACAAAAGAACATATGGTAGAACAATTACAAAGTAAAAAATTAACGGAAGTAAAACGGAAATCAGCCAAAACATGTTCTGCCATTGATTTAGGAAAAGAATTAGTGAAACAATATGAACGGTTTGCCAAAGTAGATATTGTAGTCATTGAAAATCAAATTGGACCATTGGCTAACCGAATGAAAATGTTGCAAGGGATGGTGATGCAATATTGGATTATGAAACATGCTGAAGTAGTTTGTGTATCTTCTGTCAATAAATTAAAATTATTCCACAAAGGGCCTTCTACCTATGCACAACGTAAAAAAATAAGTGTAGATTGTGTTCGAAAATTAATTGCAGCTAACACATGGGTTACGGGTTTTGAAAAACATAAAAAAAAGGATGATTTGGCAGATACATTGTTACAAGCAATTTGGTATTTAAACAATATAAATGCGGATTACTTAAAATTAATTGTTCTTATATAAACATAATGGAAACAATTCAACTTGGACCCAAATTAGATGGTTTAGAGGAAATCAAACTTAATTTTGACCCAATTGATTTAGGACCTGGACCATCTACACCAACCTTGCCCGGAGTAGAACTGTTAATGAATATGAAGAAGAAAGAAACCAAAGAACCCGGCGAAATTCAATTAACTGATTTAGATAAATTAGAAAACGAATTAAATTCACTTTCGCAAGTAAACACACCAAAAGTAGAATTCAAATCTGTAGACGCTCCCATGGATTTTCCAAGAACAGATTCATCCAATGACACACCACGCCCAAGTGTACAATTTGATGAACGGCCTATTAAAGTAGACAAATCATGGGATGGTTTCAAATCCATCAATACGATTGACCCCGATAAAATTGCAGTCAAAGAAAATTCTGCAGAAGTTTTACGTGAAAAATTCAAGATATTAAGAAAATTAGAAGATATTGAGTCCAAAGGCGGTCGGCTTACCCGTAAATACACGATGGATTCTTCTTTAGAGGAAATGAAAGGTGAATATGAAAATATTATTTCTGAAAAAGAAAAATCGAACAGTGTAAAGTTTCAAGGTAAAATGTTGATGGCAGCCATTACCGGGTTGGAATTTTTAAATTCTAAATTCGATCCTTTTGATGTAAAGTTGGACGGATGGGCAGAACAAGTCAACGAAAACATTTCTGATTATGATGAGATTTTTGCCGAACTACACGAAAAATACAGGTCCAAGGCAAAGATGGCTCCTGAGCTAAAATTACTATTTCAGTTGGGTGGCGGTGCCATGATGCTTCACATGACCAACACAATGTTCAAGTCATCCCTTCCAGGCATGGATGATATCATGCGTCAAAATCCAGAATTGATGCAAAAGTTCACACAGGCTGCCGTGAATTCCATGGGAAATACGAATCCAGGATTTACAGGATTCATGAACAATGTAATGCCTAATATGCAAAGTGCCCCACCATCCTATATGAATCGCGAGAGAGCTCAACCCCAACCAGATAAGAGACCTGACATGCGAGGACCTACGGATATCAATGATATTTTGAGTGGGTTGAAACCAAAACAATCCGAGGATGCAACAAGTACTGTCAGTCTAAGTGAATTGAAAGATATGAAGGATGGGTTGATTAAACCCCGCCGTAAAAAGTCAGACAAACATACCGTCAATTTAGACATTTAATAGTCAATAAGAATAAAACCAATAATAAATAATAAAATACCAATAATTCTACATATACTAACTCGTTCATTCAAATACAAATATGCAAAAATAAATGTAAATATAGGTGAAGTTGAAATAATAGCAGATACAAGTGATGATTCGTGATGATTTAAAATATAATAATATAAAATATTGGTTAAAAATAGTGTAAAAAAGGCAATACTGAAAAGAATAAAAACTACGCGTACATTTATTTTTTGAAAATCTTTTACAATAATTAATTTATTACAATAAGCAGTTATACATAGCATTATAGTATAAAGAATAGTAGAATATAACATGATGGAAAGACCGCTAATATGATCTAATAAATGTTTATGCATAACCGTTTGAATACCCCATAAAAAAGATATTAATATTCCAACCCATATATATTTTTGCAGCATATATTTAAGAAATATTTAAAATATATTCATTAAATCCCGTGAGACAAACATTACCGTCAATTTAGACATTTAATTTATCGATTCATATATAATATTGTATAAATATTATATATGAAAACAAGAGTGAATAATAAAGTGAATAAGAAAGTGAAGAAAAATAAAACAAGAAAAGGAGGAATAGGAACAACTGATCCTAGAAAATCATGTGCTGACAATAAAAAAGATTGGAACAGCGTATGGAAACATAGACCTGGTTATGAATTATATAATCCATTTATGTTATATCCTGGACGTTTCAATTTTACAGGAGTTCCTGTAGACAATGGATTAAGAGGAGATGCTAACGACTATGATTCAAAAGGTGGTCCTGATAATAACGTTAGATACTGTGAAGAACCATCGACCAAATCTTGTTTTGATAATAAACGTGATTGGAATTTATTTTGGGCAGATAAACCAGGTCATGAACTATACGATCCTTATACATTATATGAAGGCAACACTTTTAATGAACCTAAAAAAAATGGGTTGACCGATTCTAAAGGAAAACCAACATCTTGTTACGAAGATATTGATTTTATGAAATATGTAAATTCAGATAAATACAAAAAAGAGAAAGAAGAAGAAGTAAGAAATGCTACTTCTGCACCTACCCCCTACGATACTACCAAAACATTACAACAGTTACAATATTTAAAAGAAGACACAAAACAACTTACTAGAGAAAAACAAAAACAATATTTGGATGATTTACACGATGCAACTACAAGTGATGAAACTAAAAAATTCTTGAAACCTAAATCTTTATATACTATAAAACAAACTGAAAAATTATTAAACAAACCAGAAGATGAAGAACGAATGCCCTCCTTGCATGAATATATATCAGGTGATAGAGATGGAAATATGCCACTTGTTTTACCCATAGAACATACTTCGGTTGTACCTAAAACAACGTATAGAACACGTAATCCTTTAAAAGAATCACCTGAAGAAGAAGAGGAAGAATTGTTGCAACAGGAAGAAGAACGACAAATTCAAGAAAAAAAACGGTTAGAACGTGAACAACGAATACAAACCGGTATTCAAGAAGTGCACAAAGAAGAACTAACCCAACAACAAAAAAGAGAATTAGAAGAAACAGAATCTAGAATGGAAGAAGAAGTTTCTATGATTGTTTCGCATAATACACGAATACAATGTTTACTCGATGCCGTTCAACAAAATGCAAGCAAAGATAAAATACGTTTCATGAATTGTGCTATAATGAAATTAACCATCACACCTAAATCGCTTTACCTTTCCATGGTGTATGAAGGAAGTTTGTCCGAAAGGGAAAAACGTAAAATAAGTGCAGAAAGACCTTATTACGTAAAAAATGTACCTACCATACGACCTCCCGGCCATATTGTATATCCCAACTTTACCTACCGTTTAGATACACATACATTTACTCAATACCTAAAACTTTCCAATATTGATAAAAAATATACATTTTATATTGTACGTCACGGACAAGCCATGCACAATGATAAAGGAAACATATTTGCAGGTAAATTACATATGGAAACAGATACATCTCTTACCTATGAGGGTAACATACAAGCAGAAGATGCAGGTGTAGCATTTTATACTTATTTAACCCAACAAAAACAAAAATTACCTACACACTTTTTTGTATCCGATTTAATTCGAACCCATGAAACATTATTTACTATAATAAAAACAGCTAGAGAACAAACCATCGAACCAAACTTTTTAGCTTTTACCCAAAAACCTGTTGTGTTGCCATGTTCAAGTGAACTACCAATCAAAGGTTTACGTGGCAATTGCGACCAAGCTACAGGCGATGCTGGACTCTACAAAAAATTAGCTTCAGAAAATTATTCAAAGTGTAAAGTAAATTCGGATGGGTCACTTCAGTCTCAGTGTAATCCAGAAGTAGATTGGAATACGATGTATTTACCTTTTTACGATGGTAAAGTTCGTGGACAAAGAGATACTATACTCGGAAGAGTAAAACAGTTTAGATATCCTTTAGATAAATCAAGTTGTCGTGATACAACCATGATTGCATTGGCCATTTATTATTTGAATAAACCGCAATTTCAAGGAAAACATGTAAAAATGTTGGATAATACACTTGCTGCAGAAATAGAACAACAACCTTATGAAGAACAAATAAAATATTCTCTTGCGAACCGTGGAGGTACGCGTAAATTTAAAATGAAAAGATAATGTATGAAAACAAGAAAAAATAAAGGCGGTGCATTTTTTTCAGACAATAAACATAAATCATGTGACACCAATAAAAAAGATTGGAGAAAAAATTGGGAGAAATTTAGAGATAGAGAAAACAACCGACCTTATGCATTGTACGATTCTTCCTATTTATATCCAGGTTCCATGAATTTGAGAGGTGCAGTACCTACACAAGGTAATTTATTAGACGAACAAGGTCAACCACGTAAATGTCCCGAACCTCCGATAAAATCATGCGAAGATAATAAATATGATTGGCAAAATTATTGGTCGTCCAACCCTGAATATAGTGGGTTTATTCCAACCCATTTATATCCATCCGATACAAATTTAAAACCTGTTCCAAATGGATTGAAAACACCTGATGGTAAACCGTGTATTAAAGCTGAATTTACACAATATGTTAATTCGCGTGCCTACGATCAAATGAACAAAGAACAACGAAATCAACCGGAACAACTCAAACAACAATTCGAAGAACAGTGGCAAAAAGTGGATTTAACAAGAAATACAACTCCCAAAGTAATGCCTCCATTACAACATAAACAATCTAGAATATCTATATCCAAAGATGATGCATTAGATAAATATCAAGAAAAAATATATGAAAGAGAAGAAAAACAAGAAAAACTTGAAAGAAAAGAAAAAAAAATGGATTTGTACAAAATACAGATAATAAAACACCAATTAACCAATCCAACGAATGAAAAAACGTTTATCAAACTGATACTTGCTTTTTTAAGAAAACAAAGTAAATATAGATGGAAGGGGCATTTTTTATTGGATACCATTATTATCGAATTGAATGAAGACATGGCTTATACACAACAAGGTATTTTAGAAGAAAAAGAAGCAGAAGAAAAAAAAAGAGAAGAACAAGAAGAATTACAACGAAGACAAGAAGGGAAATTAAGTATACCTAAACCACCCAAAATTTATCCAGCCAATGCATTTTTTGAAAAATTAGCCAATAGACTTACTTTAAAATCACTAGAACAAATACTTAAATCTGATTACAGACCAGTAATTGATTATATGATGAAATCTGATATCCCTTCTATTGGGTCTCTTAACTTGCATGAAATCGAATATACGTTGGGTACACAAGAATTTAAACGTTTATTGATACCATTACAGACGGCACTATATGAACCAGCGATCAAACAATATGGTCAACAAGTACAACAATATAAAAAACAACAAACACGAAAGAGAGAAAAGTTTTTACCAGGTATTATAGATGAACAACCCGATGAAACACAATATCTAGAATTTGTATCCATTATTGTTTCTCATAACACTCGAATTCAATGTTTACTGGATGGTATCCAACAAAATCAAAGTGAAGATAAAATAAGGTTCATGAATTGTGCCATTTTAAAATTAGAATTAACACCTGAAAAAGTAAAATTGTCCATGGTCTATCAAGGTGAATTATCGGATAAAGAAGCAGGTAAAATAAATGTAGATAAACCCTATTACGTGCAAGATGTATCCACTAGACCTGGACATATTCAATATCCAACTTTTGTGAATGAATATGCAACATTAAAAAATAGTATGAAACTTCCTGATATTATATACAAATACACGTTTTATATTATTCGGCATGGTCAAGCAGAACACAATGTAAAAAGTATGGGTGTATCTAGCACATTGGGATTAAAACTAGATACGTCCATTACTGAATTAGGCAGACAACAAGCAGAAAATGCTGGTAAGTATTTGAAAGATTATTTAATAGATTTAAAAATGCCTACTCGTTTTTTTGTTTCAGATTTAATTCGAACCTATCAAACGTTAGACAGTATACTCAATATGTTGGGTATAATCGAATCCATTCCAGACAATGTAAAAGGTAATTTTAAACTTCGGCCAACACCTATTGTCTTACCCTGTGCCAATGAATTGCCCATCAAGGGAATTTTAGGTCAATGTGATAAAGCTACGGCAGATGCACCTGGTAGACAAAAAATGGCACGTGAAAATGATACAAAATGTGTACTTCGTTCGGATGGAACTTTTTCCGCTGATTGTAACAGAAAAGTAGATTGGCACACTTTATATTTTCCGTTTTATCAATATGTATCTCAACGCATTCAAGAAGATACTGCATCAGAAACACTAAATACAAACACATGTCAAGATAGCAACATGATTGCGATGGCTCTTTTATATTTAATGACGGACAAGATGGAAACAATGCAACAAAATGATAAAATCAGGTTAATCAATGATTATGTTGTAGACAATCAAAATAGACCAACGAAATTAGTTAGAGAATCACCAGAAGAGTCTGTTACATCTAATTATGTTGGTGGTAGACGTACTCGTAAATTAAAATTGAACCGAAACAAAAGAAACAGAACTAGACAATAAGTTATATGTCGTCGTATTCACTCGAGATGTTCACGAATGATGAAAGGTTGAAGATATTGATGATTCGGCAAGTTATCTACAACGTAAATCTTCAATGTCCACCGCGACCAGTTCGTCCAATTCCGCATTTTACCGAAAAGACACGCGTACTACTTTCTCAACTCCGGGAGAAAAAACCAGAAGGCAACTCAATCATTTCATATTTTTAATCTATAGTTAAAATATGAAATCTAGGCGTAACGTTCAAAACAGAAAATCAAGAAACAATAGAAAATCTAGAAAATACAGAGGTGGTTTGTTTGGAATAAAATCACTTAAAACGAATTGGGATAATAGAAACAATTGTATAAAAAAATATGGAAATTCTCAAGAACATTGTAGTCAAAAAATGTTAGATGCAATTGATTTTCATAGGGATGGAACACAAGAATATAAAAAACATGTAGATCAAAGCAAATTTAGATAAATTATTCACTCCATGCATCATAATTGAAAGGTGATATGTTGAGATTTCCAAGTTTAGATTTCCAATATTCAACACGGCTGTCTACTACTCCTGGAGGTAATGTTGTTTTAGGCATGGGACCATTTAATTTTGGTTTTTTTCCAAAACAATTCACACCTAATTTTTGCATCAAATGATGGTTGTATCCACCGTTTACACCTGGACGACCACACTGTTCTTTGTGACCTAATTCTTGGTACGATTTCCAGCTCTTGTACTGGGTAGGGTAGAGTGCCATGCGGTCATCAGACCATCCATAATCACACCATTCTGCTCCTTTATCATAAGCATCCATCACTTGTTTAATATTGGCAATTTGGCCGTTGTACGCTTTGCACACTGCTTTAGCGTTCATATAATCAAACCTACCCTGCACGTGGTAGGTTTGTTTTCTAGTTGTATCTAACAAATTATCCGTGCTAGGTAGAGTTGACGGTGTTTCAGGAGTCTCTGAAGGAATATCAGGTTGAACAATGGCAATGTCAATTTCAGGTTTGGTGAATAAATTTTGTATGGTTGCTGTTAAGTTAATACCAAAAAAATATTCACTACCAATAACTCCAACAACCATCATTACAAATAAAAACAACAGAATTTCAATCGAAGAATAGGAATTATTTAAAAAAATGAGTATAAGCATCAAAATAACTACTGGGATAATTATAATAAACGGATTCATATATTTACCTTATTTTTTATTTATACAATATTTGAAAATAGTACAATAACAAAAATCCTGCTAAAATTACAAGAGTATTTCTGTTAAACATATATGGCATTTCAATAGCATATAAAAATAAAAAAATAACTATTACACCCATTGCATAAATAGATTCTACATTCGCCATTACTATAGCACTACATAATTCTCCTTAACTCTTTCTAAATAACAAACAATAGGCATTGGTGGTAATCACTTTAGGATCAGGAACAGGTGTTTTGCTTCCATCATCAAACTCGACCCATGTATCTTTTCGAACTACAGTAGAATAATGACCGCCATGTACACTTCCGTAATGGTTGCAGACACATATCAATTGATAGGAAACCGTACCTAGAGTAATAGTAAAAGGAACATTTACCATTTGATTATTTTTATGGTTGAAATTATCAAATCGTTTAAACACTACAAACAATAATTTGGGTAATTTCCAAAATTGCATTTTTTTGGTAGCAGGAATATACGTATTGGTTTTATCATCTTTCCACTCAATTGTTTCAGGTTGACCATATAACTGAATACAATCATAGATTGAAACGGTAGGTCCAGAAGGAATAGGTACGTCTAAAATAAAAAAAGATTCTGGGGTAATACTTTCAACTTTGGTTGTTTCTATGATAGACACTGTAATCCCATAAAAATAATCAATAATAAATGAAAAATCTTTACTATAATTACGAATCATCATTTCTATACATTTTTTATCGATAGGTGTCATTTTTGCCGGAATAGGAATTTGCACATGTTGTTTCATAGATTCATGAAATTCGTTCAACATAAACCGTAAAAATTCAGATAAATCATATTGAGCATAAGATGTAAACAAATCCATTTTCTTTTCATTACATACGTGATGCACTACTTTAACAAATCTAGTCGGTGTAATGCTTTGATGATCTTCTAACATCAATACACGAAGATCATTGTATTCTTTAAGTAAAATCGATGTAGGCGTATGTTGGTTTAGAAACATGTTTAATTCATGTACATGAATTAAACATTGTAACGTTGCATTTAAATAACATGTATTACCAATATTGGTTAATCCGGTCATACCATGTAGTATTAAATAGGTTTAAATAATTTAAATAAATAAAAATATAAGTATATTCTATGGATTCACAACCGCGTACTGGAAAACGTTGTAAAAATACATATCGGTATAAGAAACATACAAATTTATGCCATCGTGTAGAACAAGGTACACCTATAGGATCGCATAATACACGTTCATATCCTCGTAACGGAAAACGATGCAAACCAACCTATCGACAAAATAAAAGTAAAAAAATGTGTATTTCTAAATTAGTTAGTCCATCGCCTGTAACTTATGAATCGTATGAACGATTAGGTAAACGGTGTAAAAAATCATTTCGGCATCATAGACCATCAGGTCTTTGTGTTTATACCAAAAAAAGAAAATCAAAGACAAATAATAGAAAACTACGTATAACTAGAGAAGCACCATTGCAAGTTGACCGACTAGATGAGTTAATTGAATCTCCAAATAGTCTAGATAATTTTGAATCTCCAAATAGTCTAGATAATTTTGAATCTCCGTTAAATAGTCCTGATGATGAAGATGTTATGTATTCTCCAATGAGTAGCCCTGAACCGCCTGTTGTACCACGGCCTAAAAAGCGGTCTGATCTAAATTTATTCCAAAATATGGGAATAAATATGTAAATAATTCATAGGATTGTTAATCGATATCCTCCACATTTCTTCATAGATATTATCACAATGTTCTATGATGAGCTGGTCAGGCTCCGATTCGACGTATGTGGGTACAGTATCGACAATAAAAATACGGCCCGTGGCAAAGTGAGAAGTCCAACTCTAATGTTTCATCAAAATCACAGTTAGCAAATTTAGTCAAAGTGGTCATATATATCTAGTATATTATTTTTTAAATATACTATAATATATGGATAAAGAAAACAATGTTGAACTTATTCATCGAAAAGAATATATTCAACCACAAGTATGTTCTGAAGAACAATACGAAAATATAAAAAATAAAGCAAAGACCAATTATAAACTAAAAAACCCCAAAGAATCTTTTGTAAAAGGACAAAAATATTATGTATTAGATAAAAATGTACCTAATTGTGTTAATTCTGTTCTATGTGAACAAACATTTGCAAACAAAGATACAACTACATTTATTGACAATGATTTAAATAAACATGAGACCACTTTTTCAGAACCTAAATGTTTCAGCAATAATGCATATTATACTACTGGTACTGAAAAAAAACAACTATATACGTTAGCGGATAAATATGTAAATGGTATCTATGATAAATTTAATACAACAATTGCAAATAGAAGACATAATAAATATCAACTACCTACAACAACTCCAGATATTTATTATCGAAAATGTCCCATATTTGGTTGTAAATCTGGAACAAGTTTAATTGGTGGACGCAAAACAAAACGAAAAACAAGAAAAAGGTCACGCAAATAATCGTTTACGAGTACGTTTTTTTCTACGTTTTTTTGTTCCTCCCCATGCGTTTAATTCTTCTTCTGTCAACGTTTCATTAGAAGAACATGAATAATCAGCAATAATAAAATTAGAACATACGGGAGTATAGGTTAATATTTCATTTAATTTAAATGACTCTTTAATAGAAAATAAATTAATATAATTACATGCATCATCAATTAACAATAAAATATTGAAGCCTGGCCCGTTAACTTCATATGTTTTATCTAAAATTTTATCTTGTTTTATAAATGTTTTTTCAGGTATTTTTGTTAATATACTACATTTTGTAAACCATTTGTTAAAACTATTATTTATTTTTTTATCATCATCAATGTTGTATTTATAGTATTGACAATTGGTTTGTAATATGTGTAAAAATTGTTGTTTAATTTTTTCTGAAAAATCAGGTTGAAAAAATGTTTTTATAGTTTTTAAATGTTCAGTTGAATGAATAGTATTACATACTCCATTCGGAACAATAGAAATACGTGTTAATTGTTGTATTGGTAATTCAAAAGGAACACTCTCTAAATCGCCATGACAAATTACGGCTAATCGAAGTGTTCCTGTGTAGGTTTTCATTTTTTTAAAAAAATCTTCTACTTGAGATGTAGAGTGTATAAATCCACATAAACTATAAAATTGTTTAGGTACAGATACTAAATGTATATTTTTCATAAATGGAATTAATGTTTCAAACTCATCTAGTGTAAGATTTACATCTGAATTGTTTATAATTTTTTCTATATTAATTATACCATTTTCTTCCCATATACAATGTATTTGTGCATTTTTTATGGTTAAGAAACCTTTACCTGTACGATTATATAGAGAATCTAGTTCACCATAATATGTAACTCCAGATTTATACTTTACACTCCCAAAATGTGACATATCTTTATGAAAACCATTAAATATACTATCATCAGGTAATTCTTTATTATTTACATACGGTAAATCTTTCATAGACAATAGTTCTTTTTGGTAATAATTTAATTCTGTTAATAGTTTACTTGATTTTTCGGTTGCCATCATTAACATATGAAAATCATGTGATAATCGCACAGATGCTAAATTCAATGTATTTCCTGATTGTAGAATTGCTTGAGTTACAATAGCATCATTATCTTTTATTTCTTCACTTCCATAATATAAATTTGTTGCATCTTTTTTTACTATTCTCAACATAAATTCAGGATTATTTTTTAACTCATCAGAAAGATTATAGATATATGATTTATTTTGTAACACTAATTTTGCCATAAAATCAACATTTTTTTTTAATTCTATCGGTATATATTGAAAAAATTTTGAATTTTTAGTTAGAAGTTCAAATACAAAATCTTCATCATTTTTTAATTCATTAGGAATAGATTCAAATGTTATTCGGTTACGTAAAAGTTTATCAATTATACTTTTTTCTTTTTCTTTTTCTGTTATTTTTGGTTTTTCTTCAAGAATGGGTTTATCAGGTAAAATAGGAGTTACAGGTAATCGATTCGGTAATGTTTCTAGAGTAGCACATGTTCTAGGTTTTCCATATTTATCTAATAACCCGTTTTTAACAGGTTTACCTCTGATATTATATTTGCCAGGATACAAATAGGATGGATCGTATACTTCATATCCATTATGTTTCCATACCAAATTCCAATCTTTTTCATTGTCATTACATGATTTTTTTGCATTACTCCATAGTACACCTCCTCTTTTGTGTTTTCTGGTTTTCATATAATATTTTTATATTTAAAACTTAAAGATATTCTCCTAGATAATGTAGGATGTACTATCTATACAACTGGAACCTTGAAGTGACTAATGGCTACTTGCGATTTGTAGGAGATTTGGAAGATGGGCGAGGATGGGAAACAAGTTCAGTGGAACGACTCGAAACCACTCGCAGTGGGTATCGTGTTACAACCCGAAACTCGGTTTATTTCTTGCCTTGGTAAAGAAAATCTAAAGAAAATCTAAAGAACAAATTGTTTTTGGTGTGTAATTTGATTGCACAGCACATCCAGTGAATTGTCCAACCCTAACAGAAAAAAGAAAAATACAATATACAATGCATAATCATATTTTTTTTTCATTAACAATAAACAAATTGAAATGACTATTAACACCATGATAGAAATAGAAAGTATATACATGTACGTTTCTAATTTTTTTTTTGTTTGCATACCTTTTTCAAAATCTTCGTGCAGAAACTGAAAAAAGATAATACTTCTTTTTCCAGTGGGTTCAAAATAATATTCATAAAAAGGCATACATCCATTCATTTTCATCACCATGTCCACAAAATGTTGTGGCAACAAACATATGATGGGGAATGCAGACCAACATTTAAAACTATAATAAGGCTTGAATCTTAAATCATCTTCGTTTTTGTAGCTCCATGTTTTAGTTTCCCATGCATGGTTTATGGTTGAAATGAGTTTTTTATTATGGGTACTTTCTATATAAATACCACTTCGAGCAAACCGGAGACCTACTTCAATAATTTTGTTTGATCTATATTGCACATTTACTGGACCTGTATACCCAACCATGTAACGTTTAACCCAATCCACTATTTCTGGAGGAGGTTGATTGTCCGGAGATATAAATTTCCAATCATCCGCAAATCCATTTTGTTTTTCTGAATAAATATACGTGATTTGATATACAATTTCTCCGTTGATTAAAAAGAAATCGGTCATACTTTCTTTTGCATTCACAAACTCAGACCACATCATTTCTTTTTTACGTAAAAAAGGTTTTAATTCTTCGGGTGAAGCAATTTTGTAACAATCTTTACTAGATGCTGTTTTGTGCCCATATCGTGGTTTAATAAAAATGGGGTATTGTGCGTCTTTTGTATCTTGAAGTGTACCTGCAGCCATAGATTGCGATGTGGCGACAAATAATTTATCGTAGACAAATTGATAGTTTGGATTTTGGTTGTAAGCAACAATGTCAAATTTTGGTATTTCATCATGCAATTTATAAGGGAAACTAGAATATGGATTAAAAATGTTTAGAAAATCTGTATATTGTTTGTCATATTGTTTAATAGATTTTATCATAGTATAACTGTATAAAATCTATTCCTAAAATAACGGATTGTCGTCAATCATTAATCCACAGTAATCAGTAGGATGTTTGCCATAATCCACCGGTTTATATATTCCTTCGCTAACAGCATTTTTCAACATGAATTTAAAATTTGTCCAAAACTCTGCATGATGTCCAACTGATTCTGTCATTAAATGTGATAATTCGTGTAAAGCTACAAAAGTAAGTGTATTAATGTCAATTAATTTCATTTCGTTTTTGTGTTTTCGTAAACAAAATGCTAATTTGGCACCTTTACCTTCACTATAAGCTGTAAATTCACTGGTAGGTAACGTTTCAACAATTCGGTTTGGATTGAAATTTGCTACTAACCGTTCTACACGTTTATCTTTTGGATACTTTTCATTCAAATGTTCTACGATTTGTTTCATTCGATCAGTAGCCTGTGCAAGTAATTCAACACTTTGTTGAATACGGTCTGAATCTCTTACACAATAGGTATTGCCATCTCGTTTGGCAATAACACACTTTAAATTAAATGTATCTGAATTTAAATAATAGGTAAACCCTACAATAATCATAATAAAAATGATAATATACATCATATCCATATTCATTATGAATATATTTAATTGCCACCTTGGCCAATTTCTAAGGGTCTACGCATAAGGTCTGGGTCAATCGTGGAATGCTGCCATGGGCCAGTATTCATTGTATTTTGGGGAATAATGGGTTCAGACCGAAGTTGTAAATTCATATTCTTTTTGGTGGATCCAACCGTATCCGCACCAATCAAAAATGTGCTGCTAAGTAAGTTTGCATTTTTTAAGTTACCATTACCCTGTGGATTCAAGTTTGCCCATTCCTTATTCGTGTCGTTGGGTAAAAGAAGAGATGGGTCATCCATCATTTGTGGAGAAGTAGCTAGACCATATGTACTTGTTTTTACGCCGCCGGCTCTTGCATATTCACTATTTTGTCCTAAAGTATTAGGGGATGGATTTGAATAATTATCCGAAATAGGACCTCCTACATTGGACATAAAATTTGTATTTTTACGTTGAGAATAACCATATAATAACCAACTGAAAACGCCAATTGCTAAAACCATTACAACGTTATCCATTTTTGCCATTTTCATTATATAAAAATATATAAAAAAAAATCATAATATTGGTAATTCCTCTTCAATATTAAATTGTTGCTTAAGTTCTTTGGCAATTAAATAGGCATTTTGAGCTTCCAATGAAGATTGTTTTATTTTTTTAACAATTTCATTATATTGCTCAATTGGATTTTTTATGCTAATTACTTCATCTAAACTATTGGTATCTACTTCAACTGTTTTAATATCTGGTTCTTCTACTTGTTCTATTTGTGATTCTATTTGTGATTCTACTTGTGGTTCTACTTGTGGTTCTACTTGTTCTATTTGTTCTACTTGTGGTTCTACTTGTTCTATTTGTGGTTCTGTTAGTAAAGTTTGTGGTTCTGTTTTAATTAAACATTGTGTAAATGAGGTTTGGAACAACATGATTTGTTTAATAACAATAGGAACATGAAAACTTTTTTGACTAAATTTAATACCTTGTATTTCTAAAATAGTAATGATGGGAGTTGTTTCGCTAATATCTTGTAAAGTACATGGTTGTTCACTTTCATTGTAAATTAATAAAGGTTCTCCCTTAAGTTGATATTTAGATTGCTGGATATATGATCGCAACACATAATTTGAATTTTTATAAATTTTAATAATAGGTACAAATGCATTTTGTATATCATCTAATTCAATATTCTCAGTAGCAAACCATGTATCTTTTTTTTCGTAAATAAGTTGTTGTAATCGTTCTTCTAAAGTAGATATCCATTGAATCATATTGGTGTTTGAAGATGTAAATGATAAATCTGTATACATTTTATCTTTGGTAATAACGATACCTTGTTTGGTAACACTTTTAGGTGTATATATAAATAATGATTCATCTGCAGCTGATACATTTATTTTTGAAAAAAAACTTCCGTTGGCGGTTACGATAGGTTTAGCTAAATGTAATTTAGAAAAATCAAAATCCATATCGGGTTGATAGATTGTCATATACATCCTACGTATTTTTATATGTGCGAATACACGCAATTATAAAAATACGTATAGTTATGTTATCTAAATATGTTGATTTTTTGAATCGCGAAGATATTAAGAAATCAATGAAACAAATGATTCATCCAATTGGAGAACTTATTTTAGAAGAAAGTAAACCATTTATATTTTATATTGCATTGTTTTTATTTATTCATTTTATATTAACTCTTTGTATTTTAATTTATATTATACGAATGAAATATTTTCTTCATATTATATATGACATCAAAGTCCTTTAGACGTTCTAGACGTACTCGTAGACAAAGACGTTCCCGGCGCGGAGGAAATGTAGCATTAATGAACGCTGCATCTGCAAGTGTTTTACCTGTTGGTTTAACTTTATTACAGCAACATTACAAAAAGAAGAATTCTCCACCTGGTTTCAAAACAATGCGTCGTTTTGGCAGATACATGACTCCCAAAAATTAAAGCCCATCCGAATCAAATGTTCGATTTCCACCTCTAGTATCTAATATATGTTTTTGTTCGTCAGTTAAACAGATCATTCCTGAATCCGTACTATAACTAGATGTACACCTTTTGTTTGCAAATAAATTCGAATTATTTGCAAATCCTTCTTGTGTTGCGTTTAACAATATTATAGCTAACAAAAACAATATCCAACAAGTCAATTTCATATACTTTCTAAAGATTAAAAAATGTAAATGTCCAGAGTACTAAAATGGATTTTTAGGAGGAGAAGATGTGCTTTCTTTGAATATATCCATGATTGCAGCTTGCATAATTAAACAAATTCTAAGTACAGGTACTGCAATAGCTAATACAATAACCATTGCTGAAAGTTGAAGTGGAAAAGCTATAATAGCTCCAAATGGAATAGAATACAATAAGATAGCAGCAGCAAACATAGCCAATAATACCACTATTAATAATATAATTAAAAAAATCAAAATATTTATAATATTCACGACACCTGAAACCGTAAGGTTGTAAATATTCAAAATAGTAAATAAAGCTGTAGTAATAATTCCGTTCATTTTACCTAACATATCTCGCATCTTTACTGCAATTTCAATAACAGGAATAATAAAGTTTATAATTTTGTTGTATATTTGTTGAAAAATTTCACTTAATTGATTTTTAAGCCAATTCAAGAGTTCAATGATAGCCATAATCATTTCTAAAACACTATCTAAAAATACAATGATAAGATAAAGTATAAATTCAAGAGGCATCATAATAATCCCAAACACTGCCGTCATATCTTGCTGAATACAGTAATTAAAATTTTCAAATGTAGTTTCCGCTGCCGTTTGGCCTGGAACAGGCATGATAATTCCTACAAAAGGCATCACAATAGGACTACACTTATTTAGATTCCAATTAAATTTTAGTTCAGTTATAATTGCTTTGTAACTAGCAAAAGATACTATACCCAATACAAATCCAATGATCAATATAGTGATCAATACATCGGATCCATACATTCCTAAATATCCAATGTTCTCATACATGGATATTATTTTAGTATCTACGTCCATATACATTCTAATTATAAATTGGCTATGTTAATCCGCCAATCTACCAATAAATCGAATCATTTGTCCGGGAATACCATCCCACATCGATTGGAATGTATATTGTACTGATGTCATGATATGCATGATAGCTGCCATAATACCTGACATTTTTCCTTGTGTATCCACTAATTTAATGACAATAATATTAAATTCAATAATCACATTGATAAAGACTGCATACAAACTACCAATAATTCCTGCTACGCTAAATTTAATTTCAGATTGTTGTTCTGTTGTATTTTCGTTACTTGTATTGATAGAATCCATCATATCCATGGTCATGGTCTGTAAATAATTAAAAGGTTGTGTTATCGTTGGTGCAAAACTAGTCATAATATTTTGAATACAATATGAAAAATTATCAGAAGTACTTGTTTTATCAGGTGAAATTAACCCTGCAAAGGGCATCATTAATGGCATGCATCTATATTCTGCCCAATTTTTTCTTACATTTTCTATACTACCCGCAAACAAATTGATAGATAAATAAATTAAAAAAAGTATAAAAATAAGAAAGGATTGAAACCATTCAAATACCATATAGTTTATATACTTATAAAATATGTATATAAACTTTATATTATTAGGTACATTAATGAAAAAACAAGATGATTTAATTTCTAAACAACAACAATTTATATTTTTATATAAATTAGTTAAACTACATCACTAATTACAAACACGATAATATTCACTTTCTAATGATGTTCTACTTTTTCGTATAATTTTACATACCTGTGTAGGTCTCATACATATAATAGATGCAACTGCATCATACCGACTAATAGTTGGAATTTCTGAATTGGATTGAATATTGTATTTTGTTTTTAATTCAACAATTTGTTCGGATGTAAGCAATATGTGTTTCGGAACCCATTGATGTTTCAAAATATTGAATTGCAACCGATGTATATTAATAATAGTAATATAAATACCGTAAATATTCCAAAGTTCATCTAATGTTTCTTTGATGTTGTCATTTGGTTCATCTTTGATGATAACCATCAACGTATCCTTTTTATCCAACACTGCATTTTCACCAAAGAATTCATCTTTTAATTTATGAACCGCTTGAGATGTAATTCTCGAACCATCTATTGCATATTTTACATATAATTTTTGTTCTTCTTTTTGTAATAATAAATTGAGTTGTTGATTCTTAATTAATGATAATACATGATTAATACTATATCCTTCATAATCATCTGTTTTGTATCCGATTTCTTTTAAAATATCTAATAAGTTTTTTCTAGACGTAAAAATACTCGATACAGTTGTTGGGTCCTCCATAGTATACTATACTTACATTTATTTAAATAAAATCAATTTTTAATGAGTTTAAAATATAAAATTACAAAATAATTGTATAATATGACTACTATTAAAAAACATGTTGCGAATATTCAAAAAAATGGTTATACAATTATTAGAAATGGAACTAATTTAGATTTAGCAAATAATGTAATTAAGGATTTTGATGAATGGGGTTCACTCCCTGAAAATAATTTTGTTCCCTTTCGACAAGAACGAGTTACTAATTTTCATATTCATAACCAAAATACGTTAGATTTAGTAACAAATACAACGGTAAATAAAATATTAACATCTTTATTTAAAAAAGAACCAGCTATTTATTCTTCTCTTTTCTTTAGAGAAGGTACATCACAACATTATCATATCGATACACCTCATTTTTATACTAATCCAAACTATCAATATTACGGCGTATGGTATGCATTAGAAGACATAGATGTAAATGCTGGCCCTTTAAAATATTATATAGGTAGTCATATGTTAGATCATTCAGATGGTCATGAAATCTATAACTCCATATACACAGCTGATGAAGTAGTAGATTTAAACAATGATTTTAGATGTATTATACAATACAATAAAAAAATAGAAGATAAATGCAAAGAGCTAAATTTACCTGAAGTAAATGAACAAAATAATAATAAATTATACAAGGGAGATATTCTAATTTGGCACCCAAAATTATTACATGGTGGAAGTGATATTATTGATAAAAGTCTTACTCGTTATAGTATGGTTACACACAACATTCCAATGGATACTGCTGTTTTCAATGCTAAACACTTTTTTTCTCCATCTCCCACTGAAGAATATTTAAAAAATGAATGTTCATTTAACTATATTTCTCACAATGGTATCCATATCGTTGACCATAATGTAGCCCCTCGAGTTCAAAAGACATATACTTAATTGTTCATATTGTTCATATTGTACATCATATTCTGTACATCTTGAATCGATACTATCATTGCAACCATATTATTATCTAATCCATGATACATAATATTGTTATCGTCCATATAATTATTGTATACATTAATTTCATTATTATACCTATTAGCAATTGTATTCACATACGTTTGAATACAATTCATCTGCTTGTACTCGGGAGGTATATTGTTATCTAGTAAATATGTACGAATAGCAGCAATCAAAGTAACATTGTCATTGTAGATAAGAGTATTTACATAGTTGTAAAAATTGTTGACTGCATAATCTCCCATTTTGTACGATTCATATATATTTATTTATTATTCAATTTTTTTAAAATAAAAACAATGAATAAGATATGGCAAACCTACAAGAATTAATGAATGAAATATCTAAATTACAAAAAACAGAAGAACAACTTTACATAGTATTAACCCGAAATGCTCAAAATGTAGCATTAGGAAAACAAAGCACAATGACCGATAGTGAAATTAACACTATTACAAGACAAATTAATTCATTAACAGCTTCACGTGTTAAATTATATAATTCATTATCTAAATTTTATAAACATGAAGTTGTACTTGAACAATCCGTTAAAAAAACAATTGATCAACAAACAGAAACATTGAAAATATTGGAACGTGAATTAAACAAATCTAAACAAAATTTAGCAAAATTAGAAGATGAGAAGTATAACCAACTTAAAATGATTGAAATCAACAGTTATTTTAGCAAACAATATGATGCTCACATTAAATTAATGAGATTAATTACTATTGTTGGTATCTGCATGTTGGCCACGTTATTGTTAAACTATTTTGAACCTCTCAAAGTAGTAGCTAGACCATTATTTAATATGGTGTTGATTATTGGTATATTTTTAATTATCAAAGTAACCATTGATATGTATTTAAGAGAAAATGATAATTACGATGAATATAATTGGTTCGCGGCACCCACTACAGATAACGGGGTAGAAAAAGCAAATACGGAAACATCTACCTCCTTTATTGATGTAAGTGGTGTAGATGTTCCATTTTGTTATGGTTCCAATTGCTGCAGCACAGGTACAACATGGGATGAAGCATCTTACACATGTGTCCTTGATACTAATCCAAAATCTAAGTAATATATTTTTTTGTTAATTTGTACATGCTTTTAAATATTCCATACTTTTTGAATAAATAAATAATAATACAAAAAATAATTAATTTAATTATCATATTTAAAATAATATATAATATATAACTTGCAATATTTTGTGACGTTGTATTGTGGTTTAATTTAATTAATTCTTGTTTTGCAATCTCTCTTTTTGATTTATCTGGATCATTTAATCTATAATAAAATGGACTCCATGATCCAAAATAAATAATTTTCCATAAATGTAAATTCGAGAATACAGATGGAATTGCTCCAATAGCATAACCTATCAAATCCATATAATCATACGGGTCTATAATACCTTGCACTCGTTCATAATCGTACGAAAATTCTTCCGATTGTTTTTGTTTCATTGCATCATAATCCAATTTCATATTTATTTGGGTCGGTAATTGGATTTTGCCAGAAAATACTTTGGCCACATATCTACTTTGCATTTCAATAATCATAGGTATTGAAGTTAAATAAGGACGTATAAATCCAACTCTTACTACAGAAGGGTCGTTTACTAAAAATAAATGACGATAATATTCGCCATTTTTAATCGATTCTGGTATTTCATACATGCAATTCATACCTGCATACCCTGTTGCAAATATAATTGTATCTATTTTCTCTTCCGTTCCATCTATAAAAGTCACTGCATTTGGATGAATAGTTTCTATATTTCCTTTGGGTATAATTTCTCCCAAAGATACTTTATTCACAATATTAGATGATTTTATATAATATGAATTTAAATAACCTGCTTCAGGTTGCCATTCTTTTACATTGGAACCACCCTTTCCCCACCAAAATTCTAACGGAAGTTCATTCCCATAAAATAAATAAGTATGTTTACGTGTCATTTTAATAAATGAATTTAACGATCTACTATAAAACATATCTGCAGGATTACTTCCATAATTTCGCCGTTGAATCCATCTTCCTTTTTTGAAACTCAATATAACTGTTGTTTTTTCATCTTTGGAATACATATTGTTCGTTAATTCATCGGCAATATCTGCACTTGTATCTGACCCACCATAGACAAGTACCTTTTTATGAACACAATGTTGTTGTCGAAACGTTTCATTATAATCATTGGCATGAATAATAGTCCCCTTAAATCGACTATAATCTATAGATGGCATTTGAATACATCTTGAATTTTGACCAGTACAAATGGCCAATTGTTTACCTGCTATCGTATGGGTAACCCCATCTTTAACATAACTCACGTTCCAACCATTATTTTTTACAATTCTTTCTACTTTACTATCTAATGACATATAGTTGTACAAATTAAAATGCTTCACATACGATTTCATATATTTATAGACCAATGAATGATGCGGAAATTCTGGATAATTATCCGGTATTGGAAAATCAGTAATGGATAAATAATGTTTTGACGTAACCGAATATGTATTTGGGAAAACAGAAGGAGAATTATTTACATTCCAAACACCACCATATTCGGATGATTTTTCTATCAATATACAAGACAAGTTTTCTTCTAAACAATGTTTTAATGTAAATATTCCCGCCCATCCGCCACCTATAATAATAACATCCATATACACTTAATAAAAGAATATAAAAAATACTTAATTAAAATGAAGTTAGACATTTTTTAAGTAATAAAGTATAATGACTACGATTGATGATATTATGAAGATGGACGACAACAACATAAAAAATCTGCCTTGGAACAAGTTAGATCGTTACTTGAAATTAACCAAAATGAACGAATTTATAGATGAATACAAAGTATCGCAACAATTATCCGATGAAACTACTCTTCAATTACGAGAATTATTAAAAGAAAAAATAAATAAAAAATTATTGCACAAATCCAAAGATGTAGTCTATGATACCGAATTAAATAAAATTATTTCTATTCCAAGTCTCATCTTACAAAACGGTAAATATAAAATTAATTGTGCGGAAGCCGTTTCACCCTTGCATTCACTCACTCCTAAAAACAAAACAGTAAAGAAAACAATATCTTAAATTGACTTAATAATATAAAGATATAATACTAAAATGATAGATTGTGCTTTAGTTTTGATAGAAGAATATGTTCAGGATAATCTTGACCATATTCACAAAGAATCGTTTACCCAAGAAATGGTAGAACAAGTATCCAATTTGTTGGCAATTCAATTAGAATGTTCCCCTGACACTCCTGAAATACAAAATGCAATTACGGTTGCACATAGTGTAGCGTATGGTAGAACAACATTATATTGTCCAATTCAAGAAAATATACTTGAAAAATTGCAAAAGTTAGAACAAGAACATTCTGACCAACGATCAGAACAATGGTATACCATACGACATTCTCTTTTGACAGCAAGTTCTATTTATAAAGTGGTTGGAAGTGAATCCAAACGGAATGAATTAATTTGCAACAAATGTGGTCCGGTAGTTGTACATGCTTCTACGCATACTGAAGGTCCAATGCATTGGGGAGTAAAATATGAACCTGTATCCATCGCTTATTATTGTCATGTGAACCAAACCAAAATTCAAGAATACGGTTGTATTGTACATCCATCCTATCCATTTATAGGTGCATCTCCCGACGGAATTAACGTTCTCGAATCCTCTTCTTGTTATGGAAGAATGTTGGAAATTAAAAATCCATATTCTCGTGAAATTACCGGAAATCCGAAAGAAGAGTACTGGATTCAGTGCCAAGTTCAAATGGAAGTATGTGACTTAGATGCATGCGACTTTTTAGAAACTAGGTTCAAAGAATATGCATCTATAGACGAATTCAATGCAGACGGTACATTTCAACTTACGGCAGACGGTAAATACAAAGGAATAATTATACATTTTGAAGTCGATGGGGAATTTCATTACGAATATGCACCTTTTCATTGTACACAAGAAGAATACAATACATGGGAAGAAACAGTAATGATACAATATCCAACCTATATCAAAACTATTTATTGGAAATTAGAAGATGAACATTGTACAATCATTCCTCGGCATAAAGCATGGTTTCAATGGTTTTTGCCGAACATCATAGAAATTTATGACATTATTCAAAGAGAGAAACAATCCAACCTATGGGAAAATCGTTTACCCAAGAAAAAATGTAGAATTATATTATGAAGACAAAAAAACAAATAAAAAGGAAAACTAAAAAACAAAAAGGCGGTCGTTTACGATGTAGTACAACATCGAAAGGTAAATGGGTAGCTATGACACATAATGACACAACTGTTCGTGCATATAGGGAATGTGAAGCTAGATTCATGAATATGTTATACCCTTCCATTTCTTGTACACCTGGTAATCTACGTGATTTGTATCGTATTTTAACAGACACTACTGCCATAAGTGGTGCATTTAATAAACTCGATTATTACGGTCAAAATAGAGTACTTGTAAATTTAAGAGAATCTATACGATTACGTAATACAAGAGATACCGATGCAACTCATCTTGCCTTTTTAGTAGTTGAACAAGATCTTCTTACCGTATTAGAACCATTGTTAAAAGATAAACCACCTGATACAGAAGACCATATATGGGATGATGTAAAGACGATCGAATCTGATATAGATGAATTACGCCAGTATAGGAGTGAACTACAAAAAAGTGAACGACCAGAAGGTGTAACTCAATCTGATATTGATAGAGAATTAGACGACATACGCGAAAAGATAGAAAGCTTAGAAAAAGAAAAATTAAAGTTTGACCAATCTTATGTCATTCCAGCTATTTCAGACCCTAAATCTGCTCTATCACAACCAGCAGCTGAAAAAGCACAAGCAGGTGATGAAGGATCTGGCGAAGGATCTGGGTCGGGTAAAAGACCTGGTAAAGGATCTGGAGCAGCAGATGCAGAAGCAGAACGTGATTTGCAAGAAAAAACACGTATGGAGAATGATGCATTAGATAAAGCAATTCAACAAGCAGAACGAGAATCTTTATTATTTGCAGACCATGATAGACATACAAGAAGGATACCCGAATTACAAAGTCCACCTGTTCAATCCATGGCAGAAAATCAAGTTAGATTTTTACCAGATTTAATTGAAACAGAATTAATTCCATTTTTTAAACATGCTAAAATTAGTAAAGAAATGTCTAGATTTCAAATATTAAGAGCAAAAACAACGTTAGAAGAAGGTGATTTTAACGAATATAGAAAATTACAAAATACTATTTTTACTTTTATTCTTGAAACTATGTGTTATGGGTTGTTTACTAATAAAAAATACACAGAAAAAGAGTTTGGATTGTTTCTAAAACCGTTGTTCTTTATGAGTAAAACAACACCTCCTTATTCAATTACTACTCTATATAAAAGTAGTAAATTTATTGAAAATGTTCCAAATTTGTATAAATGTATTTATTTATTAATTTCACATTTTTCAAAACATGAATTATTACTTACACGTAATATACGTATATGTGCATTTTATATTGATGATTATTTGTATCTATTTAATTTATTTTTGACATTATTTGATGAAATTCCAAACCTATTATTAACAAAAATGAAAAGACTTGTAAGACAATGTATAGATAATATAAACGAAAATAAACCAACACAGGTAAACAAAATTGTACCATTATTTAGTTTACCTGTGTATATAATTAGTGATTCTTTATCTATAGACCGTCCATTTTTTCATGAAACAATGAATGCAAAATTAATAGAAAATAAACTTATTATTAATAAATTGATAACTGAACTTACAGAAGTTATACAAAGAAAAAAAAGAGAAGAATTCGTAGATATAGGCAAAAAAGCTAAAGATTTAAATCAAAAAATAATACCAGAATATTTAAATTTGTTTATAACCAATATTAATCCAATACTAGAATCAATATTTAGAGTAAGTATAGCTACCAAAGATAATACTATATATCTTGAAAAAATGTCAACTATTGTCAATGTATTTTTATCTATATACAAAGATTTAACTACTACAACATTGTATCAACTTAAACCAGAAGAAATTATTGATTTAAAAGAATTTGTAAAATATATTTCAATATTTGCAAATAATCTTAAAACAAACATAGATAAAAGTTTACTACCACCTGAAAATTATCATACCTATGTTAAACTATATCATTTTATATATTTAGTTACTGATGATAAAACATTCGAAACAAAACACGTTGATACTTTTAATAAAGCAATCGATTATATTTTTGAACATAATTTATAATATAATTCTATAATAATGGATGTATCTAGTAGCGACAAGAAAAAAACTAAAATACATAATATAGTACCTTTTTCATTCATGGTCGTTTATTCTATCATGATGACGACTGCAACCATTACATTGATTGAAGCTCTTCGAACCAATAATATTGGAGTAAGACATGTCATGAACTTAGAAACATGTATATCTATTGTAGCAGGATATTATTATAGTATTTTTATTACCAAAGTAAATGATACTACAAAAAAAGTGGATTGGACAGAAATTACAAAATTAAGATATATTGATTGGTCAATTACAACTCCATTGATGTTAATTACTTTATGTCTTGTCCTTGCTAAAAATTCTAAACAATTGATTCATTTCACAACCTTATTTTCTATTATAATTTTAAATTATATTATGTTGGGGATCGGATATTATGGAGTAGCAAATCCTCAATATAAACTATTTACTATGTTAGGTGGGTTTATTCCATTTTTGGCAATGTTTTATTTAATTTATGTCAACTATTATGGTAATAAAATAGCTAATAAAGTTTTATTCTATCTATATTTTGTTGTATGGGGCATGTATGGTGTCGTCTATATGTTTCCAGAAGTACCCAAAAATGTATGTATGAACATTTTAGATTTAATTGCCAAATGTTTCATTGGCATTGGGTTATGGATCTATTATAGTAAAATTATAGATAAATTTTGAATGATAACTAAGACAAATGATCCATAGCAGCAAGAAGCACATGTTCTTGTTGTGTAATTTTTTGAAAAATAATACATTCATCTACTTTTAACGTATAAAACGCGTTGAATGGATTTTTGCACGTAATCACCGTACCTTGATTTTGAATGTCAATACGAACTATAAATCCACCATTTACAAATGTTTTGGTCGATAAATTAATCCAACGAATAAAACGTCCTATTTGAAATTCTTGCAACTCATCTACATGCCGGTATTCCTTTAATTTCTTTCGCAACGAAAGAAGTTTCAATTCAGAAAGAATAGAATGTTTTCGATCTTCTATTTTTTTATAAGTTAAAGAAAGAATAGGTTGGTTATTTTCATTTTGAATTGCATTTTGAATCAATAATTCCATATATAATTTAAATAATATAACATTTATTTCAATTTATTATAGTGTTTTAATATATGGTCGCTGGAAGTATTTTACCCGTTTGTTTGTACAAAAATAAATTGTATTTTTTGTTCGGTAAAGAAAATAAAAACGAAAAAGATGCTCCAGGATGGGCTGATTTTGGAGGTAGTTGTGAACCCCATGAAACGCCGTATCAAACTGCGTTACGAGAAGGAAAAGAAGAATCGTCTGGTTTCTTGCATCCAACAGAATTGGTTAAAAAAGGCGTCTATAAATTAACTCACAATACATATCATATGTTTATGGTAAAACATGACTATAACCCAGATATACCTCTATATTTCAACCGAATGCATGAATTCATTGAAGATAAAATGCCAAAATTATTAAACACCGTTTTATTTGAAAAACAAGAATTACAATGGTTTTCTATAGATGAAATGATACAACGTCGTTCTGAATTTCGTTTGTTTTACCAAGAAATTACAGATTTATTGGTTGCACACAAACAACATATTATTCAATTTATCAAAAAATCTAAAACAAAAAAAAATAAAAAAATTTCAAAATAAAAAGCCAAAAAGCCATTTTGGACAAATATTTGTCCATTTTGGATTTTTCAACATTTTTTTGAAAAAAATAAAATACATTATTGAAAGTGATGTTAGTTGAACAAAAAAACATTGAAAAAAGTTGTGACCATAAAAATTTTTGATGTAATTTTGATGTAATTTACATCAACTTTTTAAAAACATTTTTGGAAATGTTTTTAATGAAACGACAAAGGGTCTTAAATTAGATCTATATAATTTTAATTTAAGACCATACAAAATTTTACATCACATTGAAAAATGAATTATAGAATAATTGTATACCATTTGAAATGATATTTCGTAACAGAAATAAAACAAATGCAACAAAATAGTTTGTCAGTGTCGAATAAATTCAAACAAAAATAAAAGGGTATTCTATGATACGTTCATTATTCATTGTAGCTGTTGTAATGTTACTTATGGATGCTGTATGGCTTTCATTGCAGTACAATTATAATGCAAGTATTATTAAAAACGTGCAAAAATCTGTAATGAAAATTAGATATATTCCTGCTGCTCTAGTCTATGTACTTATGGCATTTACAGTTACTTATTTAGCAATAGTACCAAGTAAATCAATACAAGAATCTGTTCAAAAAGGATCATTAGTAGGATTAGCCATGTACGGAGTATATGATTTGACGAATTTAGCAACGTTTGATGCATGGACACCCCGTATGGCAATACAAGATATAGCATGGGGAACATTTTTATGTAGTGTAACTGCTGGTATCGGATATAAATTTAAATATAAATGAATTATATGGCAGCTGTATCTTGGAGTTATAAAGAACTTGAACATGATTTATTTAAATATGTAGATATTGACCCATCGTTAAATGGTTCTGATTTAGGTCAAATTGTTTTTGATAAAAATACACAAATGTTGTCGCAAGTATTTTCATGTGAAGGTGTTAAAATATTTACAGGAATTGGATATGTAGTAACACAAGCTATTGAACATTTACCTTCTGAACTTGTTCCTGGAACATATCATCCAGAATATAATCCAAATCCAGCAACAGGACCCAAAAAAAAAATATATATTGGTAAATATAAATTAGATGATTATTTTTCAAGTAGAGAGTTTACAAAATATCCAGATTGTACACATATTATTATAGTAGATTGGAATAAAAAATCAATTCAAATGATCATGGATATTATAGAATCTGTTCCACATATATTTGCAGGTAAACATATTACGATTGTGCATGGAGATATTAAAAGTCCAACCACAATTCGTATAATGCGTGAAATTGCCGAAAGAGATTATTCATTACCTATTACAGGTATATATGTTACAAATATTGTAGATACATTTACACCAGAAGATATTGCATTATTTTCAGAGTTAAGTTCAGGAAATGTTCAATTAAGATGTGATACGATGAGAACACAAGGATTTGAACAAATGATTGTAAATACGGTTGGTGATCACGAACCTATATATATAACTAACACTCCAGAACGTGCATTACTTAGACAGCAAAGAGCTGAAAGAACAGAAAGACATACTTTACCTGCACCATATGGTGGAACAAGAAAAACAAAACGGTCTAAAACAAAATCATTTCATAAATTATATGCTAAATGTATGTTATATAATCGTTTAAAACATAAAACAAAATTATCTACGCCTAGATTTACGATTTCGTCTGCTTCGTCTCCGTCTAGACCGTCTACCACCAGAAAGAACAGGAGGGGTAGGACCCATTAAAGCTTTACCTGCATAATTGATTGCTTGTTCTGGAGATTGAACGCGTGTTGGCATAGTGGAATTAATGTGGGGTTGATTTGAAGTAGAGTTCCAATCTGCATAACTAGGCATATATAAGAAATAGATATTTCCTAAATGGAATAAAATATAAAATAATAGTATGCCAAGTAACTCTGACAAATGGAGGTTTACGTTATACACTGTAATTATGGTAATTGTTTTGTTCAATAAATATGCATTTATTGCAGTAGATAAAATTGTTGGTAGTATTGTTCCTATCTATAAAAATGGATGTTCAACATCAGAAGGATTTATAGTTCATTTAATGGTATTTACAATAGTTTTGAGATATAGTATGGATTTAGGATAAAAAAGTAGAAGCAAGAAGCAATGAATAAACAATAAAAGTAGAAGCAAAGAACAATATTAAAGCGACATACTCCATTTATGCCCTGGTGTGTGAGTTATTTCAATAGGTGTTTTCTTCAACCGTTCAAGCATCTTGATAGCACACGTTTTCCGCTCTTGATAGTCAACCGTTCCGTCTGCGTCGTTATGTTCGATATGGAAATCGAATTTAACATGGGCGAATATGTTCTGGTAAATCGTAGGATGAAAGTGCGTGATGATGAATCCGAGTTTTGCAAAAGTAGATTTCATAAAATCTTGAAGATAATCCATTGGGTTGCTGGGTGCAACAGTTATGATAGTAGCGGTAAACGACGCCATGATTTTGCAGTAAAGATGTATAACAGTAATAATAATAAAATCATTTCAATTTTTTAAAAAAAGACGAAGCAATACACCACAAATAAAGTAAACGATTAGCGGAACATGGGAGAAATAACAGGAACAGGAGCACGTACCTTAACAGTGACAAGTTTTACCTTCCAGAACTTTTCCGTTCCGC